TCCTTAGACTCACTCTGGTTTTGGATAGACTCTTCAATCTTGGTGATCTCAGACTCCAATCTCTCAATGTTGTTATGTAAGTTGGTGTGGTTGGTGTTGTTTGTAGATACAGAGCGATTCAATACTACCACTTCCTGAGCTACTTTTACGAAGCTGGCTTCACGTTCTTCCTCGGATGCAATCGCATCTTCTAGTTCGGAGAATCCTTTCTTTAGTTTCTTAGCTTCTGATGTTAGCTCAGATACCTTCTGATCCCTCAAGTCAGAGTCAATATCCTGAGTACAGGTGGGGCAGCTAGTATTGTCACTAAAGAACTTGTGATTCTTAGTTAGTGTGGAGATCTTCTGCTGCAACTTACCACGAAGAGGACCTAGCTTCTTTAGTTTTTCGTTAGCATCATTCAATGATTCCAACTCTGTGTTGAGAGATTCAATCTTGGAAAGTACTTCTACATTCTCTGAATTGATTGTCTGCTGCTCAAAGAGGTACGTCTTGATCTGCTCGCGCTTCTCAGCAATGTTTACCTCACCACGCTTAGTAATATCTTCAATAAACTTAGCCTGCATCTCACCTTTCTCTTTGAGATTGGATCTCTGTAGGTCAAGTAGCTTCAGTTCGTCACGAATAACTTTGATCTTATCTTTGACGATAGATCCCATAGAACTAAACACACGAATGTCTAGGAGGTCTTCGATAACCTCGCGACGGTGAGCAGCAGATAGCTGCATAAAAGGAACAAAAGTAGAGCTTCCAAGGATAACAATTTGGGTAAATGATTTATAATTTACTTTCAGAATGTTGTCTTCTAGGGTGATTTGATTATCTCTATCATCCCCTCTCTTGTCGAGTAGCTTTCCGTCAACTTCAATGTCAAATACGTTAGGCTTAATACCGCGACGAACCAGATACTGACGACCATTATTACTAAACTCAATTTCGACAAGACAATTCTTTTCAGTTACACTATTTACCAACTGAGGCTTATTGATCTTACGGAATGGCTTATTAAACAAGACAAAAGTTAACGCATCCAAGATGGTTGACTTACCAGCACCGTTACTGCCGATGATCAGGTTCGTAGCATTCTTTTGAAAGTCAATCTCAGTGAAGGTATCGCCCGAGGAGAGGAAGTTCTTATACCTTAGCTTGTGGAAAATCAGCATACTATGATGGAGGGATGAAAAGATCGTCAGTTTTTACGTAGATATAATTATAGCCTTTCGTGGCTAAGACCTCTAGAACCATATCGAGAGGGACTTCAGTCACACTAAGGGTGAACTCGTCCCCAACGATGTATGTCTCGTCTTCTCCTAACATTATAACATACCTTTCAGCATCTGACTCATCCTCAAAGATGAGGACGTTCTTAGTGCCTTCAGATCTAATGGAGTAGACGTCTAGTGTGGAGGTCTCCTTAGACGTTAGGATGTAGCACTTGGAGTTCATACCTCACAAGCTTCCATATAGATCTCTGATATGAGTTGTTTGATTGCTTCCTTCTCCAAGGAACTTTCTTCAAACTCAGCCTCATCGACATATCGACTAAGGATGGAAAGTGTATTCTCCTCAACATCAGCAACGTCAAAGTCTCCAGACTCTTGCACGTTGAAATTCTCCACGACCTTTAGGTCAATTGGATTGATATTGAATAGCTTGTCTAGGAACTTATCAAAGTCCTTTTGCTTAGTCTTCTTACGGACAATGACCTTGACGATCTTGTTCTTGTAAGGAGTAGCATTGAATGTCTGATGCTTGGTATCTTCGTAATAGATTACTTCAAACAAGCTGTATGGATTGTTTACGTATTCAATCTCACCTGTCTCAGTATCAAATAGAACAAAACCTCTGC